AACAACGCCAAAACCTTTGTTATAAGTTGCATCTAACGCTACTGCTCTTGCGCCCATTAATGGGTCGTGTACAAAAGTCATATTCAAAAACTGAAATGAAGTGTTTGTAGCATTTCCTGCCCCTTGATTTGATAGTTTCAAGATTTCAGAATATAAGTAAGAATCACAAACCACATCTAATGCTTGCCCTTGATAAGCATTTACATCAGCCATGATTTTAGCAATAGTTCCTACTTCGTCTTTATTTGCTACTGGAATTTCGTAAACATCGTTAGTAGCGTCAAAAGTTCCTTTTACAGATGCAGAGTTAACTCCTGTTTTGTTGTTGAACAAATAAGCTCCTGCAACGGCATCTAAACCATTTGCGTAATCAATAACTTTGTTTCTGATTTCGTTTGTGAACTCTTCTTGCCATGAATAAACAGATGTATCTGCTTGTTTCAAAGTCATCGAAAAAGTTGTAGAGTAAGTAGTCCAAGACAATGCTAAAACCCCTGAATCTCCACCAGTACCAGTATGGTTATGGCTTCTACCAGTTGTTGTCAATGCTTGCGCAGTTCTTTTAAAGTAGTTTGCCTCTACTGCTCTTGTATCAGATGTTTTAAGTGTTTTATAGCTTGGAAAGAATTGCTCTGCTCCATTTAAAAACAATTTAAAAACAGCTGGATCTCTGTAACGTTGGTCGTTACTTGCGAACTCTCCTTGCATCTTAATCTGTGCTTTAACAAGGTTCGCTAAAGTGTAATTTGCCATTTTTATGATAAATTAAGGTTAATAATATTTTTTAGTGATTTGAACGAGCCTGTTCTTTTATTGCTTGCATCGAGCCTGATGCGTGAAGTTAGGACAAAAGTAATAAATTTATTTAGATTAAATACAAATAATAGTAAAAAAATAACCACATCGGTTAAAATGTGGTTAGGATTGGTTAAACTATTTTAATTATAACACATTCTGCATAAAGCGTGTTAAACTTTTCTTTTACTTCAAATTCATCGTTACCAAATAAATCCGCTTTGTTTTTGCGACCTAATTTGTCTTTGTAATGTACTGTGTGTTTTTTCATAACAACTCCAATTTGCTTTCAAAAAATATCGCTAAATCATTATAAGTAACATTATCGCTCATGTTGGTTTCATTCACAACAATTACACCATCAGCAGTATCAAAATAGATTTTACATTCTCCTTTAGTTGCTACTTTTACAACTTCCCCAGACGCCTCTTCACAAACACTCCAACCTTTAAAAATAGGTTCGTTTTCGTTTAGCTCAAATCCATCTTTATCAAAATTAATAAAGTCAGTTCTTTGAGGAATATCTTTTAAAAGTCTTTCGTATTCCTTTGCATCATCTAAAGTTTTAGCTTTGCCAACAACTATATTAAGCGTTGGCAACGTTTTAAACTTTCTTTGTTTTAAGAAATTACTAATCGACATCAACTAGATTGTTTTTAATTCTACTATTCAATTCTTCTTGAAATTCAGGCGTAGCCGTGTTAACACCCTTGTCTTGTTGTTCTTTAATGAAATCATCAAGACTTTGTTTGTTTCCTTTGTTTTTAGAATCGCCCTCGCCTCTACCACCATCAACTGGTTTTAAGTACGTTTGATTATCTTTAAAGAAATTATCTAAAACATCTTTAACTGGCATTACATCTGCAGTAGTTGGATTTTTAACAATATTTCCTTGTGCATCTTTAACAACTACTTGACCGTTTTCAACATCAAAGGTCATTTTGTTTTTAATAATCAACTTAATATCTGCTTTTGATAAAGCGATGTTATCGGGAATAAACCCGTCAATAGTAGAGTCGATTACAGATTGGTTTTTGAAACTGTTAAATTCAGTTTCTTTTGCTGTTACGTTTTTTAAAGCATTTTGTAATGCGCTTTCTTTAGCTGTTAATTGGTCTTGAAGTTTCTTAACCTGTTCGTTAGGTTCTATTTTAGCTTCTTCAATAGCTTTCTTTTTTACGGCTTCTAAAACATCATCAAGATTACGTTTGCTTCCATCGATGCTTAATCCTAATTCATCTGCTTTTGTTCTTAAAGCTATTTGTAGTCCCTCTTTTCTAGCATCTTTTTTGTGATTTTCTACAAAAGTTGCTTCTTCTTCTGTTGTTCTTAAAGTTCCTGTAAACTCTAAAACTATTTCGTCTTTTTCAAAATCCTCTTTTGTGATTTCAAATATTTTATTTCCTATTTTTATTTTTGGCATAGTCTATTCTTTATCGGTTGCTTTTTCTTCTTTAGTTGCTTTTGTAGCTTTAACTGGATTAGCTTTAGCCTCTTTTGCTTTATGCCATGCTTTCGTAGCTTCTTCATCAACTATGTATATCATTCCGCTATCTACATAGTTGTTTTCTGTTTCTGTTACTGATTCCGCTAACACTTTAGCGTTTGCTCTAACTACTTTGTGTTGACCGTCTTTTTTGTAAAGACCTTTCTCGTCTTTTTCTAGTAATTTTACTAGGTTACATACTTTAATCATTTTAATTAATATTTAAAGGGTTAATATTTGTTTTTGCGTATTCGTTAAAATCAATTTCTAATTTATCAAAATCTTTTTCTTTATCGCATTGTTGCCAAAACTTTTGGAACAATACTTTTCTTTGCGCTTCTGAATTGCCAAAGATAGTATTTACTTGTTCAATAGTCAAATGTATATAAGGTTCTAAACGTGCCTTTTTCAACATTATATTTTGATTTTTTGGGTCGTTTTTATATTTAGATAAGATAATTTCTTCTAACATCTTATCTAAAATAGTATTTGAATCTCCCTCTTTTTTTGCCAAATTGTATTTTTCTAACAAAACATCAGGACTTTCAATAATGTATCTTCTACCAAATGTACGTTTGTACGTTTCTTTTGTTTCTGTTCTATTTACAAAAATTAGAACCCAATTAGCAATAGTATTGTAAATGTACTCGGCTGTATCTGTGTAACTGTTAAGCGTATTAGTTATTGGTTGCGTGTCAATAAATTTAGCTGTTGCCGTTTCATTAATCTTGTCAGTCTGTTGCGTTTTATCAGTTCCCCAAATAGTATCCGAAATAATATTTTCCATATCTCTCAAATCCTCTTTGTACTGCTTCCATGTTTCTAAATCTGGAGCTATAAAGCCAGCAATATTAGGAGCTATTGTTGGTTGCCCCTCTTTTGGAATTGGTAACGTAACCATATCGGTAACATCTCCTTTACTTAAATATCCTTTTCCATCGCACGAACCGCAATCACCGTTGCCTACTTTTGCAGTTCCTTTACAAGTATTGCATTGTGTTACATAACGCCAGTGCAAAGGGTGTCCTTTTTGGAATTTGTAAATAGTTAATGTTGACTTATCCCTTGCGTAATCTTTAGCTAATTCAATAACTGGGTTAATATTTGACAAACGTAATTCAGTACCTAATATTTCTTTTTCAGATAATATAATAACTGGAACTTGTTTAAATGGATGTTCAAATGTTTTGTCTTCTACTACTGTAAATGTTTCTCCGATTTGTGATATTAGCCAATCTGTTTTATAATCAATTAATCGCCATAACTTTAAATCAATGCCTGCTTTAATTTCAGGTTCGAAAATAATCCATTTTACTAACTGTCCGTTGCTTTCGTAATTGTAAATATCCTCAATTGATTTATAAACAGGATATATTTCTTTTTCTGAATTGTATTCTGTTAAAATTATTCCGTTTGGGTCGGTATCGGCTAAATTAAAATAAGTTTCTGACATCCATTTATAAAGCGATTTGTTGCTTTTGAAGCTGGATAGTTTATTTTCAAATTCTGTTTTTAACGTTTCGTTTTTAATTGACAAGTCCTCACTTCCGCCATTAGCATCGAAAACGTTTTGTCTTTTTGACATCACGCGGTAAAACAAATCTCGAATATCTTTAGCGTATTTTTTACGTGCTTTTGCTCTTTTGTCGCTTTCTAAATGTTCAATTCTTTCAATTAGTAACTTTTGAAAGTCATCGCCTGTAATTAAAGCCTCAAGTATTTCATGTTGTTGGCGCGCCTTACCAATCCATTCAGGTTTAACTTCTGTTTGTTTTTTTATAAAGTCTAAAACGGTTTCTTTTGTGAAAATCATTTTATTAAGTGTTTTATTTGCAAATATATAAAATTTTTATTTACCAAATTATTTCGTATGAGTTATTTTGTTCCAGTTCAAACCACATACGCATCATAATCATATCTGCAAAGTCAGGGGAACGTCCTAAACGTTCCTTGATTGCATCTTTTTTCTCAATTCTTATTTTTCCATCATCGGCTAACGGTAATTTACAAATCTGCTCTAACTCCTCAATGATTTGTTTACGCCAATCTTTACATTGAATAAAGATTTTATTTTTCTTTACCATTTCGGCTAATAAATGGTAACATTGTGTTTTTAGGTTTCTAAAATTCTCTTGTTGCCCCTCAATTTTTATAGGCTTTCCTCCATTATGAAATTGATTAGCATTTTCTAAATAACCGCTTTCAGCACTTTGTCTAACAAACATTTTTAATCCATCAGCATCATAAATAACATTGCTTATTGGAACTTCATTTTCTATTCTTATTTCGTGTATTTTCTTTGCTACTAATGTTTCATCTATTTTATCAATAGCGACTATTTTCTGTAAAACAAGTCCGTTCCAAACACCAATTACAAACTTATCTGAACCCTCGTAAGCAATATCGGCTGTGATGTATTTTTCTTGTGTTGGTTTTATAAATTCATTAGTAAAAATGTTTAGAATGTCATTGTAATCAAACATTGCGTATGGATTATCGTCAAATTCCCAATTCCCGTGTACTAACCTTTGAATTTCATTTGGTGATAATATTTTTAAAAGATTAGTAATATAATCTTTTGGCAACATTTTATTATCACTTGGCAATGCTTGTATGAACTTTCTAAAAGCTGGTAATTTATTTTCTTTTTGCGCTTTGTAATAATCTCGGTAAAGATAATTTTTTGCAGGGTTACAAGTTTGTAAAAGTTTTGGGGCTAAATTATAAACATCATTTTTCCAACGACCTATTGAAGCCTGTAAATTGTTTTTACATTCTTCTTCAAATTCTCCAGCCTCTTCAATCCAACCCCTTGTCATTTGCATCGACCCAAATCGCATATATTTAGGGTCTGATGGTAAATATTTAGCATCTATTAAAAATATCTTTGAACCATTGTAAAATTGAAAATAGTTGTCTTGTCCGTTATATTTATAATAACTAGAATCAATGCCATATAAAGAAAACACCTCTTGAAAAGATGGAACTGTAAATTTTCTTAAATCGGTTAATGTTTTTCTTGCAACAAAATAAAGTGTTTCAGGATATATTAAAGCATCTGCGGTAAGAAGTGAACAACCTAAAAAAGATTTTCCTGAACCTTTAGAACCACCATAAGCAATATCGATAGTTTCTTTATCAATCCAATACTTGACGCATTCTAATTGCTTTGAATTACCATTAACGTTTAAAACTATTTCTTTACTCTTCTGGTTTTGGCTCATCTATAATTCTCATTCCGATAATAGGTGATGTCGGTAAATCTTTTCCGTTGGTTGTGTGGTCAATTTTCTCTCCAAACATTTTAGGGTAATATTTTGACGCTTTCCATTTTAAGGTCTGAATTAAAACGTTTGCAACAGATGCATCATAATTTCCTAATTTTAATCCATCATAAATTAATTCTAATTCTTCTTCAACTGAATCGGCTTTGTCTTGAATTGACTTTATATACAGGTCAAATAATTCTTCGTTTTTTCTTTTCCAATTACACCAAGTTTGAAAAGTAGGATATTCAGGCTTTGAAGCTAGAACAGTTTTTATATTAAAACCGTTTGCCACTTCTGCACATATCTCAACGCATAAATCAAAATTATATGTATCTGGTCTTGCCATTTTTTCTAGTTAATAGATTAACAAAATTAAAACAAAAAAAGTTATTGTGCAAATGTAAGGATTAATTTAACTCATTAACTAATTTAATCACTTCAATTGATTGATCTGATAGTAAGTTGCTTTTTAAGGTCCTCCTCACTAGTAACATAAATATAACCGTTTATTTTGTGTACGTTATTTTTCATTATAAATAGGATTTTCTTTTTTAATTAGTCTTACTGCTTTTTTAAACTCTAGTATTTCAGAGTTAGTTGCTTGTCTATCTGATTTTAGTATTTTCATAAATCTTACATTAAGCAAGCACTCGTTAAATGTTTTTAGTGGGGTCATTTGGTTGGGGGTTTTAGTTGTTCTTTTAAATACTCAACTTCATCAACTAACTCGTTTATTTTTTCAACTAATTCATTAATTGACATTGCTAAAATTTGTTCATTTTTACTATTTGAAAACAATCCGTTTTTCCATTTTAATACAATATTTAACTTTCTCATACTTCCTTACTTTTTAAATAATCATTAATTTTAAAATACAAATCTATTTTAGGGATGTGCTTGCCTTGAAAAAAATTATCTAACGTTCTTATCGAAATATTTGTTTCTTTCCAAATACGGTACGTTGTAAGTCCTAATTTAAGGCGTAAATTGTTTAACTCGTTTACTTTTGGGTGCATTGGTTTAATATTATAGTGTTATTACTAAATGGGCAATATTGAATTTTTGACTTATCAATTAATTCCGATGCGTCTCTTTCAATCTTTTCTTTTATTGCTAGTCGTACAAAGTTGCTTACTTTTATTTTTCTACTTCGCAACTTGTCTAAAGTTTGCTTTTGAACTTTACTAATTTTCAACGTTATTACTTCTGTATATATTTCCATTGTTTAAGATATAATTGTAATACTTTTTTAGTACATATTAGGTAGTTAGAAGCCATTGTCGAGCCACCAACTATTTTGAGCGGACAAAAAGAAAATCGTCATTGGATGTCCAAAGTAAATTTTATTGTCATAACCAAGCCAATACTGTTCTCTGTTTGTATTGTCTAATTCTTTTGTCCAAATATTAAATCTTTTAGCAGTCCATCGCACCTTAAAAAAATGAACAACGGCTGCTAACAAGGCATAAAAGAAATGCCGAGTTCCTACTAAAATTGATGTTTTGTTTTTCATATTTACTTTTGTTTTAAATTGATAATTTGTACTTCTAATTTCGACACTTCTCTTATGCCCGACCGTTAGCGGTCAGGCTAAAGAACACTCACGATACTTTCAAAATTTACATAAGTATGACCTTTGCCTTTTTCTGAACCTTGCCCCTCGTACCAAAAACCATATTGCATAGTTTCAGGATATAGTTTAACAATTTCACCTTCAATTTCACCTTTGCGAATCAGTTTAGCAATTACTTTTTGACCTTCAGTTAATTCAAGTTTCAAGTTGTTTTCAGCAACCCATTTTTTAATAAATGTTTCTTGAACTTTGCTTCTATCATAAGAAACACCATCGAGAATTTCAACCAATCCGCTATCAGGTGAAAATCCTTCATCTTCAAACTCTTTTGCAATTTCATAACCATTGTCATTACTGTGCCATTGTAGCACTTTTTCTGCTGTTTCAATACAATCTTCTAATGGTGTTTCATCGTTGCACCATTCGTTTACTTGCTTACCTACAATTTGAGCAAGTTCTTTTACCATTTCATCGTTCCAATTTGGACGAGATACTGTTAATGTTTCTGACATTTTTATTTAATTTAAAATTTGATACCCTTGTGAACCAAGCCCGAACCGCTAACAAGGGTTTGTAGCAATAGGGGTAGAAGTGCTTTAATTAAGCTGTGTACTTCTAATCAGCTTTTGTGGGTAACTAAGCAGTAGTG